TGCGGCGCACTGGCATGCCGCCGGCGGCGAGACCGATGGCATCGGCCAGGTCTCGGATGTAGCCGCCGGTTGCGGGCAGTACGGAGCCGCCGTCGCTGGTGTGGTGGGTGCGGATGTAGGTGTGCACCGTGTAGCCGTCAAGGGCGGCGAGCATGCCTCGCGCGGAGGCTGCCGCCGAGGCTGCATTGCTGGATGCGCTGATGGAGACGCCGACGTGCCGCGGGATTCCGCCGAGCGCGTCACGCACCGCATGAGCGTTCGCGACGGCCTGGCCGTGCCCGACGGTGCCGATGCTCGGGCTGGTCTGTCGCGGGATGCGGCCGAGCGCCTCGCGAACGGCGTTGGCATTGCCCACGGAGCCATCCCACCCGGGGGTGGAGATAGGTACCGCCACGTTGCCCGGAAGCCCACCCAGGGCCTGCTGGACTCCGCCGATCTGCTGCGTGGCCTGCTCCGCCCCGGGGGTCGAGACGGGCACCTGTTTCTCGCCGGGCAGGCCGAGCAGTGCCGCGCCCAGGCCGAGGATCTTCAGCAGCACCTCGGCCAGGCCCGGGGATGTGACATTCGCCTGCGTCTCCGGCGGCAGATTCAGCAGGGAGCTGTTCAGCTCCCTCGCGTCCGCGCCGGTTTTCGGCAGGCCTGGGGAGAAGATGTGCACCTCTTTGGAATCCGGAATTCCGTTGAGGTTCTTGTCCAGATGCCAGGCCTCCTCGGCCGCTTTCATGAGCTCCGGGTATTCCGCCTTGATCTGGATTTGTTTCTCTTCGGGCAGCTTGCGGATCTGGTCGTAGATTCGCGCCAGCTTGTTCTGGTCGCCCTCGGCGGCTTTCAGTTCCAGCCGGGTGACGATATCGGCGGGGATGAGCCCCAGTTTGTCGGCATACTTGGCCGCCTCGTCGGCGGACATGCCCATTCCTTGGGCGGTCTTTATGAACTGCTCGCGGGCGCCTGCCATCTTGGCGGCGGTCGCGTCCCCACCTTCGCCGGCGGCGATCATGTCGGATGCGAGCTTCTGAGCCGCCTCGGCGATCTCCAGGAGCGCGGACCGGTTTGCGCGGCCCTTCTCGGTGGTTATGTCGAGAGTGCGGCCATTCTTCTCCAGCGCCTCCGCGGCGGCGTCGTAGGCGGCCTCCAGTTTGATGGCGGAGTCCTCGGCCGAGGCCACGGCAGAGTAGTAGGCGAGCAGGGCGTCGGTGACCTCCGCGAGGGCCTTCGCCTGCCGTTCCGCTGCTGCGGCGGCGGCCTGCTGCTTGTCGCTGAGCTGCTCGGTCTTCTGTCCAGCGGCATCGTAGCTGTTGCCGAGGTGGTCCACATAGGCGGCCCCGGCAGCCATGGCCTGCTCAACGGTCTTGATTCCGTCGGCGGTGTACACCAATCCCGCCGGAAGTTTGCCGCCCGCAACCTCTGCCAGCTTGTTCATGTCGTTGGCGTAGTCGGCGTAGGCGGGGCCGGCTGCAACGAGCTGGTCCTTGACCTTGTTGAGGTAGTCGCCGAAGAACTCGGCGGTGTAAGCGGCATCCTTGCCGTTTTTCTTGAACTCGTCGAAGATCTTCCCGAAGGCCTTTCCGGCCTGCATGGCATCCATCTGGGCGAGCTGCTTCGACAGCTCTTTCAGCTGGTCGACGGCTTTCCCAGCGTCGGATTTCAGAATGCCAAACCAGGAGTAATCGGCGCCGGCGCCCCATCCGGACTTGTCGAAATCGATGGCGTCCAGGGCGGATTTCAGGTCATAAATGCTTTCGGTGGCACCGAACAGATCGGTTGCCAGGGCCTTGCCGTCGATTCCTCGGAATACAGAATCAACCTTGGCGGCGCCGTTGGCGATATTGTTGAGCGCCCGGGTCACCTCGTCACCCGTTTTGACGGCGGCCTCATTCCAAGAGGTGAGGGCGGCTGCGATTTCCAGGCCGGCGACGACTGTGGCGAGAATGCCGGCCGCCTTGGCGATCTTGCCCAATACGCTCGGGATCTGCGCAAGCTTGCCGCCAGAGGCGCCGAGCTGCTGCATTGCGGACCGGAACTCTGCGAGATGCACGGCCCCGCGCATCAGTGCGGCGGCCCCGAGGGCGACCGCGCCGAATACCGTCACCACGCCCATCAGGGCGGCCGCGGCGGCGGGGCTCTGGGCCAAGGCGGACAGGAAGCCGTCGAGGGCCTGCACTGCGGCACGAAGCGGGCCGTTGGCCGATTCGCCCATGCGGATGGCGAGAGTCTCCCAAGAGCCGCCCAGCTTCTCTAGATCCCCGGCGAGGTTGTCCTGAAGCTGGCCTGCCTGCCGAGCGGCGTAGCCGGAGTCGTTGACCGCGGCAGTCCACTGCTGAATTCCCTCGGCACCCTGCGCGTAGAGGATACTTGCGGCGCGGATGGCGTCGGAGCCGAAGATCTGCGCCAGGGCCTGCTGGCGTTGCGCGTCGGTCAGGTGGCCGAGCTTCTCGCGCAGCTGCCCGGCCAGGCCTGCGAGCCCGACAAACTTGCCCTGGGCGTCGTAGGCGTGGATGCCCAGCTGCTGCATAAGTCTCGCGGACTCTTTCGACGGGTCCGCGAGGTGCTGAAGCATCGTCTTGAAGCTGGTGCCCGCGTCGGAGCCCAGCAGGCCGGCCGATGCGAAGGCGGACAGGGTGCCGACGGTTTCCTCGATCGACAGTCCGAACTGGCTCGCGACGAGGCCGCCCTGCTTCAGGGCCATGCCGAGATCGGAGACCTCGCCCATGGCTTTGCCCGCGCCGGCGGCGAGAAGGTCGGCAACATGGGGGACATCCTTGCCCGACAGGTTGAACTGCGTCATGGCGATGGACGCGAGCTCTGCGGCGTCCTTGACCTGCATCTGTCCTGCTGCTGCGAGGTCCAGGGCGCCCTTCAGGCCGCCGCCCAGAACGTTCCGGGTGGAGACGCCCGCCCTGCCCAGCGCCTCGATGCCCTGCGCCGCCTCGGTGGCGGAGTATTTCGTGTCCGCGCCCGCCTGTAGGGCGGCTTCGCGGAGGGCGGACATGTCGGAGGCAGACGCCTGGGTGGCGGCCTGCACGCCGGACATGGCGGACGAGAAGCTGCTGAACTGGCGGACTGCCAGGGCTGCAACCGCCAGGGCTGCCCCGCCCATGAGGCCCAAGGCGTTGGAAACGTCGAGGATTGCCTGTTTGCTGGCAAGAACCTGTTGCGCCAGAGACGCCGAGGCCGCCGCGGCTCGGCGCGCCCCGCCTTCATAGCTTCCGGCCGCGGCTCCGGCGGCGGCGAGCGCCGCAGCGGATTCCTTGGTCGCCTGCCCACCTTCCTTGCTCTTGTTGGCGAGCTCGCCGGCAGCTTGGGCTGCTCGGCGATTGGCGGATTCGTGGCTGGCGGCAGCGGAGGCGGCTGCACCGACCGCGGAGGCGGAACCTTTGGTGGCCTGCTGGGCCTCCTTGGTTTTGTTGGCGAGATCGGAGGTGACTTGGGCGGCGCGGCGCATGGCCGCCTCGTAGCCCCCGGTGGAGGCTTCGAGGACGACGCGCACGGTGCGGTCGGACATCGGTCACCGTCCTCTCTCGTCGTCGCGGGACACCGTCCACTTGCGGTGACGGTGCGGCACGGGTTGCCCCGTGGCGTCGCTTCGCTGCTTGTCGAGCTCCTGCTGCTTTGTTTGGGCGTTCTCGAGCTCAAGGCAGGCCCGGCATTGCCAGTAGACGGCGCGCCATTTGGCGCGCTCCTGCTCGGGAACCTCCGGGTCCCAGAGGGACTCAGAGAGGGGCTGCCCACAGTCGGGGCAGCAGTTGCTCTCCCAGTCGGCGTAGGCGCGCCACAGGGCACGCTCCCACTCGTCGTATTCGGCTTCCTGGATAACCCGCCCGGTGCCGGAGTCGTAGTACCGGGCGGGTTCCCAGCCGAGGAAACGCCGCAGCGAGATGCCCTGCTGGCGGGCGATTCGCATGTCGGCGCGTAGCCCAGCGTCGTCGGCTACGACGCTGGCTACGTAGGGAGATCGACCGGGGTGGAGGCCTGGTCGAGGGCCTTGCTGACCTTGAGTCGCTCCCCGACGGGGGCGACTGCCAGGTAGTCGGCGATCACGTCGGCGGTGAGTTCCGGCAGGCCCCCGCCGGTCTCGTCGGTGACGCGGATCACGCAGCGGCGGGTCAGCAGGTCGTAGAGCCGCACCTGATCACTGCCGGCCTGGGCGGCGACCTCGGCCATCATCGGGGCGGAGGGGGCTGCCAGGTAGATGCGTATGAAGCACGCCTTGACGGCGTCACGGGCCCGCTTCTCCGCTTCTTGGGCGGCTTCCAGCTCGGCTTTCGCCTGGGCGAGTGGGGATGGCTGGTTCATGCGCCGCTTCGGCCCCTCGCTGCTGGTTTCGGTGGCGAGGGCGACGCGTTTGCGTGCCGCCTCGACGTCGAGCTGTGCCTGCCCCCAGGCTTCCCGCAATGCCTGGTGCTGCTCGTGGTCGACGAGCAGGTCCACGGTCGCTGCGGGGCCGGTGGCGGGGTCGGCGATGCGTTTCTGGATGAGATCGAGATAGCTACTCACTGGGGACCTCAGGCGACGATCTTGACGTCAAGCAGCGGCTCGCCGGATACGGCGATTGCCTGCCGGGTGCGCAGCTTCTCGCCCTCGGCGCTGGAGTCGACGGCGACGCGGCTGCGAGCGCCGAGGGTGACCGGGTAGATGTCGACGATCTGGTCGGCGGCGAAGTCCACGGTCTTGGCGTCGAGACCGCGACGGTCGATGATCCAGCCGGTGGTTCCCGGAGCGAGGACGGAGTAGTAGCCGTAGGCGGCGTCGGCGAGGTTCTGCGGGTTGTAGTCGTACTCGACGGCCTCGATCTTGGTGGTGGCGCGGCCGAGGGACTCGGTGGCCTGCTTGTAGCAGTACTTCGTCCTAGTGACGGTGGACTGCTCGGTGGACGGCTCGAAGCTGTAGAGGGCGCAGGACAGGTCCGTGCCGGCCTTGATCTCGGCCAGCTTCGGCGCCGTCAAGTCTGCAATCGCCTTGACGAATACGATTTTCGAATTTCCCGCCGCGTCAATTCCGGCGGGATCAAAGGGGGATGTGCTCACTGGTCGGTTCCTTTCTCCAGAGCCTTATAGGCGGGCTCGGCGGGCGGGGGAATGGGGGTGTCGCTGGGGGCGTCGCCACCCGCGGGTGGGAGTTCGACGCGGGGCTTCATCGGCAGGGGGCGGCCATTGATGTCGCAGGCCTCCTTCTCGAGGATCTCGAGGTCCTTGTTGGCCTCGGCCTCGGCGCGGTCGACGGTGTACTCGTGACGCGTCGAGGCGTGCCTGACGCGTACCCAGTCAGCGGCCATCAGATGGCTCCTATCTGCACGTGCGTGCGGTAGCGGATGGTGATGGAGTGGCGGGGGTCGGCGGGGGTCTGGCCGTCGGTCAGCACCGGCCCGGATTCGAGTTCCTTGAGTGGCGAGGCGGTGGGGGAGGGGCGCTTGCCGGTGAGGGCTGCGCGGATCGTGCTGGCGGTGGCGCGGCAGCCCTGCACGGTTTTGGCGACCGCCAGCACGTCGATGTCGAGGCGCACCCAGTGCGGGCTGATGCCGAGGCGGTGCGTCCCGGCGGTTCCGACGCCGAGCCGCGTGATGACGTATGGCGTGGGGGGTTCGCCGGTGGCGCTGGTGTCGTGGACGCGCAGACCGGCTGCGGTGAGCATGGCGGCGATGGCCTCGGGCACGGTCAGCCTCCTATCGCGTCGATGCCGAGCGTGGACAGGGCCTCGATGAGCCCGGGAATGGCGGCGTCGGCGGCGGGGCTCATGTAGGGCTGGGCGGCCATCTTGTAGGTGCCATACTCGACGTAGGCGCCGTAGTGGGCGGTGGGGCCGACCTCGACGCTGGCCGGACCGGTCTGGGTCATGCCGATGGATGCGCGCAGGTTCCCAGTGTCAACGGGCGCCTGCGCCTGCGCGATCCTGACGACGTCCAGGCCGGTTTTGCGCACCGCCATGTCGGCGAGACGCTTCGCCTTCGCGCCGGCTGCGGCGAGGTCGAAGGCGAGTTTCGCGAGGTCGTTCACGCCGGCTTCTCGGTCCGCTCACCCAAGAGCTCGAGGTGGAATCGTCGGGCGGTGGCGAAGCCGTCGCCGCGGTCGACGGAGGTGATCTGGTAGCGCTGCCCCACAGTCTCGGCGACATGAGCCTGGGTGATGGTGAGGATCTGTCCAGGCATGATGCCGGCCACGTCCCACGGCACCGCGGCGACGTAGCGGTCACGTATCACCGTTTCGCCGCCGCCAGCGACAACGCGGACTGCTGTTTCGTTTGCAGGCTGGATGCGCCCACGCCCGGTGTAGACCATGTCTCCCTCGGCCGGGACCTCTTGGCCGGCCTGGGGGTCGTAGACGATCTTGCCGGGCTGGTTGATGCGCACCCGGGACGTCATGATGGCGTTCTGGGCGGCTCGCGCCCGGGCGAGCACGGCGTCGGTGATGTAGGCGGAGCCCGGCATGTCAGGTCCAGTCCAGGCGTCGCGGTATCAGCTGCCCGTTTGGCAGCCTTGTCACGCCTCCGTCGCGGGCGGATGTGGGGATGTAGTCGGACATGCGACCGTCGACCTCGATCACCCCGTCGAGTCGCGCGGCGAGGCGAGACAGGGGCGACTTGGCGCGCAGTGCGGCAGCCGCCCCGAACAGGTCGGGGGCCTTGAAGGTGAAGGTCGCCCCCTCCGACGTGAAGCTGAGGAGGCCACCTTGGCCGAGGGTCCTGA